GGCCGATGAACCATAGCTGCTGCCATACATGCGCAGCTTGGTGACTTGCGTGAGGAAGTCGCCGCCGATGGTGGCCCAAGTGGTGCGGTCACTGCCGCCGCCAATCTGATAGTTGTTGTTACCGGTGTGACGGACGGTGCCGTCCTGCATCAGCGCCAAGGTGCGACCGTACCCCCCAGATACCGCATACGCATCGGCCACGCCATCGAGCACTTTGTATGGGAACAGGGCGTGGCCCGTCCAGATGGTCCCGGTGTAGCCCGTGCCCCAAATACCAGAGGTCTGACCCTCGTCATGGCCCCAGCGATACAGCGCTCCATCTTCCAAGAGCACGCCATAGCTGCGGTAATACTGGCTGCCTGCCACCCAATGGGCGTCGGACTCGGAGCAGAACACTTTTTTAACCCGCTTCTCGGTACCCCAAGGCATCCAGAGACGGTGCGTGTACTGGTCGCTGCCAAATCCGCAGGAGTTGGCTTCGCCGGCCACCCAGAGTTTGCCGGCTGTATCGATCAGATAGCTGGCGGCATAAGTGCCACCCGACAGAAACACCGCCTTGATGGGCGTATCGACGGTGAATGGCACCAGTTGCGGCGAGGTCACCACCGAGGTGTGACCCAGACCCAAACTGCCCTGCTGGTTGTTGCCCCATACATAGACCCGACCCTGAGCGTCCAGACAAGCCAGCATGCGGTAGCCGTACCAGTCATGACCAGTGATGACTTGCTTGACCATCGCATTGGCAGGCAATTGCCCCACACCATTGACACGTCGCGGCACTGCATTGGCGCTCGCCGTCGGGGATCCATAGCCACTGTTACCCCCGGCGTGCCAGAGCCCGCCCTCGGCATCGATGAAGAAGGTGTCATCCCACACGCAATTCACGGACACGATGCGTGGCGTGCCGGGTGGAAATGCCACCCGCGCCGGGAAAGTGCGACTGATATCCCCCGTATTACCGGTACCCTGTTGGCCATAAATAGCCCGTCCCCATGCCCGGACCGAACCATCATTCATGATGGCTGCCATGAAGTAGTTGGCGCTGTGATAGTCCGCTGCTGCCCGATCGGTGTTCATGAGTGCGGTGGCAATCGTGCCATTGCGATCGGCCATGAAGCGGAATTCCACGCCGTCTGTGCCGTTGGAATGCAGCACCATGCTGCCAATACCGCCCACGGACACACCACCGGTCAGCAAATGCCCCTTGAGAATCGCGTCCTGCTGACCCAAGGCAAAGGGCTGCGGCTGGCCATGGCGGATCACCCAGGCGCCCCCGTCTTTGAGCACCACATCGCCATCGCGGTAGCTGAGGTAAGACGAATAAATGCCGCACCATCGATAGCCGAGCGCCGAGATGTCGAGATTCACAGCTGCACCTCCAGCGCGTTGCTCTGCACGGCAAAGCTCACGCCTTCCGAGATCGTCCAGGTGGAGAAGTCGCTGCTATCAAACGCTTCCTCGCGCCCTTCGGTCAGCAACAGCTCCGAGCCGTCACTGGACAGATGAAACCCATAGAAGCGCGGTAACGCAGCGGTGTGGACCAGCTCATACCCGGATTCATCGGCCTTGACCTTCAGGAGCATGCCCCGTGCGCCCGTCAGCACATCGGGCAAACCCACCGCCATCAGCCGGGTGATGACCTGCTGCAGCACATCTTCGGCATCGACCAGGATCTGATTGCCGCTGCTCTGCACCACTTCTAATACGGTATTCGCATCGGTGACGCCTTGGCTGGCCGCAGACTGGGCACGGTCAGCTTCGCTGGCGGCCAGTTCGGCGGAGGTCAGCGCGTCCTGTGCGGCTGTCTGGCTTTGCGTGAGGATGCCGATTGCTGCCACATTGATACGCACATCCGCATCGTTCAGAAGCTTGGAGACCGTGGCGACCACGCCGCCTTCGGTGGTCACGGTTTGCAGCGCCGTGCCGTGCACGACGGCATGCAACAACGCACTGTCAGTCGCCACCTGCGTGACGGCATTGTGTAAATCGGTTTGAAGACTCATGGTGAATTGGTCCGGGATCAGATTTCAGCAGGCAGGGAAAGAGGTAAGCGCACCGGCAAGGTGATGTGCACCAGCTGATGCAGTTCACTGCCCATGGCAAAGAGGTCTTGCGCATCGAGCTCCAGCAGCAGGTTGAGCGCGCCTTCATCGAGCGTCGGACGCTCACGGATCTCCAGCTCACCCTTGACCTCCCAGCGTCGCGCCGACAACAAGCGGGCTTCAAACTGGCGGGTAAAGCGTGCTTCATGCGGCAAGAGCCCGAGACCACCCAGCAAGGTGATTTCGAACCACTGGCCACCCTCGTCGGCGTGATACTTGTACCAAGCTTCGAAGAGCGCAAATTGGGTTTCAAGGAACAGCCAGCGCACGGTGATGCGCGTGGGTGTTTGCCGAAATCGACGCCGTTGACGCGCAGGACCCGACTCCATGTCAGTGCGCAGCACGGCTTCTTGCGGTGTCAGGCCATAGCCTTCGACCGAAGGCAGCGGCAGTGTGGTGGGCCAGGTGATGTTCATCCAAGTCTCCTCATCGCATCGCTCCAGCGGCGGGGTTCAAGCCGTAACGGCGCTCCAAGGTCGGTGCCAGTCCTGAACCTTGGGAGATCGATCGGGCCATGCGCGCTTCCATCTGTTCGACGATCACGTCCAGCCGCGTGCTGCCATCGGGCTGCTGTTGTTGCTCGACCCGGGTTTCGACACCACTGGCGCGGTTGATCACATTCACTTCCACATTCACCTGGGGTTTGGCAGCCACCGCACCGCCCAAGGCACGTAACTGACCCGGCGTGAACACCGCTTCACCCTGGCGGGCAATGATGGGCACTTCACCCGAAAGCAGGCCACCGGTGTGAAACCGCCGCGCCCCGGCGAATACATCACCACCGACCTGCCGGGATGGCAGCCCATCGGTACCCAAGAGACCACCGTTGTGCGCGATGTTGGCGTTCACGCCCATCAAGTCCCCGGACCCCAAGGGCAGCGCATTACTGGCAGCCGGTGTGAACAGGCTCATGGCCCAGTTCGCCAGCGGCAAGGTGATTGCGCGTTGAATCTGAATGCGGATCAGGTCGCTGATGATGGAGTTGGCCAGACTGTTGAAATCCAGCTTGCCGGTCATCACGAACTGGGTAAGCGCATCCTCCATGGACTTGAAAGCACCGGTCACCGCCCGTTCAGCCTGCTTGGCCGCGTTGGTGGCGTCTTCGATGTAGGTGCGCAGCGCGGACTTGGCGCCGAATTCGGTAGAGCGCTGGTAGTCGGCATTCGCGCGGACCAGACTCTCGATGATCGGCAACTGCCGCGCCAATGCATCGTTGATGGCTTCAATCGTTTGCGCTCGCAAATCGCCATCCTGGATCTGGCTGGCTTCTTTGCGTGCAGCAGCGGCAGCTTTCTCCAGCTCGGCGCGGGTTTGCAGGACCGTTCGTTCGGTGTTGGACAGATCCAGCATCTCGCGCTGCAGCTGCACCCCCTCGATTCGCTGGCGGTTGCCACCGATCAGGGTCTCGACGATCTTGCGGGCGTTGGCTTCTTCTTTTTCGTAAGCCTCGGAGGCTTTGTCTTTTTCCTTTTGGCGCTCAATGGCTTCGAGCACCTGGATGTATTTCTCCGCTTCGACGGACACGCCCTTGTAGCCCTTGGCTTCGATCTGCAAGGCACGCGCGCGCAGTTCTGCGGATTCGCCCTCCTGAACCCGCGTCAGGCGCGAGCGCAGTTGGTTAAGAAAGATCTCGCCCTCATTGATTTTTTCTGCTGGCTTGGGTTTTTCGAAGCCGGAGAGGTCGAGGCTGGGACGCGGCTTGCGTGGCAGCGTGGGCAGAAACTTGTCATAGATCGCCTGGACCTCCTTGGCCTGCGCCTCGGTGTCCAGCACGAACTTTTGGCCCATGACGCGCACGGTACGGCGCTGTTCATCAAAGAACTTGGCCACCCGGTCCGCATAACCGGGGCTCTGGTTTATGTTGAACAGTCGGTCGTTCGCCGCGCGCACGTAGTCATCGCGCGCACCCTGCAGCTTGGCGATTTCGGCATCGATGAGCTTGGGGTCATAGCCCATCGACTTCATCGACCCTAAAAGATCCGTCTTGAACCAGGTCTCGATGTCCTTGCCCACCACCGACAGGCTGTCGAAGGGCTGGGCAATGACGCGTTTCAAGAGCACCGCCGACTCGGCGATAAAGGCCAGGCCCGAGGCGACCGATTCAAGGAATGCGAGCGTCGCTTCCCGATTGGCCGTGATGCGCTGCAGCTCGTTGCTGAAACTACCCGTCTCGGTCTGCGCCAGGATCACCTGCTCGGTGAACTCAGCCAGGATGGGAATGACGGCAGCACCGATCTGGCGCTGCACGCCTTCGAAGATGGCGGACAGGCGCGTGAGGTTGTCGTTGAAGACTTCCGAGGCCCGCGCCACGTCTTCAGACATGACCAAGCCTAGGCGCTGCGCTTCTTCCATCAACGCCGAAATGCCTTCACGCCCCTGGTTCAGGAACGGAATGATGGCCAGGCCTTCCTTGCCGAATAGTTTGACCGCCAGTGCGGCTTTGTCAGCGCCATCGGGCATTCGGGCAAATTTATCGGCCAAGTCGAGCAGCACAGCTTCGGTCGGGCGAATCTGACCGTGGGCGTCAGTAGCCGACACCCCCAGGGCCTTCAAGGCAGCACTGCCCTCTTCACCATTGACCTGGGTATCGAACATCGCCACCGACAGCTTTTGCAGGGCCTTGGTCAACCCTTCGGTGGTCACGTCCGAGAGCTTGGCCGCGTAGTCAAGCGCGGTCAGGGCTTCGACCGAGACACCGGTCTTTTGCGAAAGCTTGAAGAACTCATCGCCCACACGCGCCACCGGCATGACCAGTGCTGTGATGCCCATACCCAGTGCGGCGATGCTGGCGCCAGCGATGAGACCGGCGGGACCGAGTTTGCCGAGGACTGAACCCAACAGGCCCAGACGTTCAGTCGCAGCTTCCAGTTGAAACTTGGCGTCGTTGGCCGCTGACGACAGCAGTTTCAAACCACTGGACGCCGGAGTGGCCGCTGACTCGATTTTTTTGAGCGAACGCTCCCCCTTTTCACCGATCTCGGACAGCTCGGCTTTGACCTTGCCGCCGTCGACCACGGACAGGCGGATGGAGAGGTTGCGTTCAGCCATGGAAGGAAATCAATCGCCAGGGTTATTCGTTTTGCTCAAAGGTGCTCATCAGGCCCGCCTCGACCGCTGGGAAGAGATCGATCGCCGTGGCCTTGTCCAGTCCGGTGCTTTCGCAAGCCAACATCCAGGCGTTCAGATCCAGCCCGATCACCCGACCCTGGGCCATGCGCAACTGGCTGGCACAGATGTCAATCGCACTGGCCGCTTGCCAGCCCTCCTGGCTCTCGGGTGCATTCATGGTGTACGGGCACTCGGGGCACCGCTCAGGGCAGGCACTGCAGTAACTCGGCCCGCCGCCGAAATGCCACGCGGTGCGAGCCTTCAGGCGTTTTTTTCCGAATCCAGCGCGTAGAGGCCGGCGAGGTATTCGCGCTCGAAGGCGTCGGCCAGCAGCCAGTGCTCCATCAAGGCAGCCACACCCTCGGGCGTGACGGCAGCGGGTTTGCCTTTGTCGTCGGCCACGCCTTCCCAGGAGAGCACAGCGAGCTTCGCCAGTTCAGTAATCAGCGTCGCGGTGCGCTCGCCGGCGGCAGCAGTATCGGTGCCAGCCACTTTGGATGCGGCATGGCGCGCCGCCATGACCAATGCAGTGGTGGCGGGACGCACCTGCAGGCGCACGCCAGCGGCCAGCGTGATCCAGTGCGGCTCACGCGGAAGGTTCAGTTTGATCATGAGAGACCTCGGATTCATCAGTAGGAGGTGACGTCGTTCACCAGTTCGACGGTGAACATGCGCGCCACGCTCGTGGCCTTGGCGGCTTGCCACTCGAAGGTGGTCTGGATGCCGCCGGGGCCAGAAATAGACAGCTTCGGCTTGGGCAGGTAGACCTCGTGCGCGATGAAGGTCAGCCGGTGATCGGCGTCGATGGCATAGCCGAAAGTCAGTTCCAGCGGCGTGTTGTTCGTGGCCGCATCGATCAGCGTCGTGTCGGCAAAGCGCACTTCCAGGTTGCCGGTGAGGCTGGCCACCGTAGGATCGGCGCCGTTGATCTTGCCATCCGACCGGATGGTTTCGATTCGCTCCAGGTTGTTGGAGTACGTGATCTGCGCCGAGACCACATTGCCCAGCGCCTGGCCATCGCGCAGGATCTGCCCCTGGAACTGGTTGAAGCGCTGCAGGTCCCGAGTACTCGGGATGTCATCCAGCGGGGCGGTGCGTCGCACCTCGCCCTGCGCGATCAGCCCGACCGTGGCATTCGCTGCCCCTGAGCGGGCAAATCCCACCTGCAGGCTGTTGACCATGACACCGGAGGCGACGAACCAGGCCGGGATATCGGGCAGACCGGTTTCCAGCGTCAGGCTAGGAAGGCTCGGCTTGCCGGAGCCAAAGGTGTGGGTCACAACCCCAGTGCCAGCCGATACCGGCTCACCCAGCAAGGCCTTGAGCCACAGGCCGATGTGCCGTGCATCCAGCGGCACAGCCATATCGCCCTCGACCTTAATGACATCGCGGATCGGCGCGCTGGGGTCACGCCCCAGGCCGATCAGGTCATTGGCAATCAGCCCCTGCTCGGAGCCGAGGGTGGTAGAGACAAAGGGCAGCTGCCAGTAGCCATCTACCGGGGTGCTGCCGTACGTGGATTCGAACGCGGCCAACAGGCTGGCGTTCGCGCCATAGGCACGGGCCATAGGATTCTCCTTGCGGAATAGATTTCAGTTCAGTGGGCCGGCGCTGCTGTAGTGCAGAACCACAGGGAGCAGGCAGGCCTTGATGCCGCTGCTGCCGTCGGGGGCCATCTCGTCAATCTTGGGCGGGCCGATCTCGGCGTACTCGATGACACCGCCAAGGGAGCGGTCGGCTTCGATCAGGGCTGCCAGTTCGACCAGCAGTTCGTCCATGCGCTTATCGCGCTCGCTGGCATCCGGGTCGGCGACGAAGATTTCGATCGCTACTTGGTGCTGCCAGTGGTAGGTCAGCGGTGAGAGCGACACCTCGGGCTCGCCCATCACACCATCGCGAAGAATCGCCATGGCGTGGTCCAAGACCCGCTCGGGCAAGGCAACGTTGCGTTTGACCGTCGTTCCGGATGTGCCCAGCGACAACTGGCCGAGCACGGCAAACAGGGCACCGATGGCGTTTTCTCGCTGGCTCATGATCGATTTCCTTGACGTTCCGCCTCATCGAAGCGGCTGGCGATCCGGTTGGCCAGCGTGCTGACCCAGCGGCGTGAAGCGCTGTCGATGTCAAATTTCTTCTTCAAGGTGACTTGCGGCACCAGCAGGAACATTGGCACCGTCACCAGGCCTCGACCGGAGGCTTGGGCCTTCTGCGAGGCAGCCGAGAAACCACCGCGCTGGCCTTGGCGGGCACGCTGGTTCTCAGCCACCAACAGCGAGGGCTTGCCTCGGCGGTAGATGAAGCGCAGGCGCTGACCACGGAGCTTTTCCCAAAGACCGGGGGTCATGCGTTTGCCTCGAGGGCCTTTGCCTGCAGCGGGTAAAGGAATCGCCAGCCAGAAGCCATCCTTGGAACGGATGGTCACGCCGCGGTCATGGGCGCCGACCACTTCAGGGGCACGGCTGTAGACCAGGCCCGCTGCCTTGATGCTCAGTTTGCCCTTGGGATAAACCTCGCCACGCCAGGTGTTGGCCAGGCGTTGACCGAGGCCAGCACCTGTGATCTGGCTGCGCAGTTCGGTCTTGAGACCGTCGGTGGCTTCGCGAATCGATTGCGTCACCGCCTGCTCGGCAATCCGAACCTCATCCGCCAGCATTTGGTCCAACTCGCCGGACAAGGCGGCCAGCAGCCTCATACCGGCGCTCCGGTCAGGGTCCAGATCAGGCGATCGCGATCGGCCAGCGGTTCACCCACCACCTGATAGGTCTGGCCATCGAGCGTGAAACGATCCCCCTCGCGGGGTGACGCCACATCGCGTGCCATCACATCAAACCGGTGGGTCGCCAGCGCGAGTCGTGTGTCGCCGAAGGACTCGACGACATCGGCCTGCTTGGCGATGAACTGGGTGGCGATTTCTCGGCCATCGGCCAGTCGGTAGATGCCAGGCGACCCCAACCGGGCGAACAGACGCGAGACCGCACGCTTAAACGTGTGTTGCATGTGGTCTGACGTCTTGCGGTTACGCGGTCAGCTTGATCAGCACGCCCGGGCGGTGGCACATGGGCAGCGGGTTGCTCTGCGTGTGCAGGTCGGTGCCACGGTCGAACTGACGCGGTGCCTGTTTCGCATAGACCGGCTGGCCCAGGGTGTTGACTGTTTCGTTGAAGTCCGCCGGCGCGAAGTAGGTCCCAAAAGTATCCACCGTGCCGATGGGGAAGCAATGCGCTTCACCGTCCGCAATGAACTTGCGCACCGTACCGTCGGCCGAGCTGGCCTGGCCACGGTATTCCTCAAACGTGATGCCACCGTAGGTGAAGCCGGTGCGCACGTCTTCGCGCAGCCAGGCACCTTCCTGGAACCGGGTGTAGGACTCCACCACGTTGGCGTGGCTGGTCAGCGCTTCGAAGAAGGACGGAGAGCACAGGCAGCGTACGCCGGTCATGAATTCGCCTTGGAGGGCTTTTTCCATTTCGCCGAGGACCTTGACGCACTTGTTGCGCACGTTGGTCTTGGCATCCGCCAGGCCCAGCGACAGGGTGGTGGCATCGATGCCGAATTCGTCGTAGAGGTTGTAGATCGTCGAGCCGTCGGCATCCAGGATCTCGCCCTTCAAGGCGCCCATGCGCAGGTGCTCCAGCGTGATCGCGTGCTTGTTGCGCATGGTCTCCAGATGCCGGGCCAGCACGCCGGCCAGGGTTTCGAGCTCAGTTTCCGAACCAAAGGCACGGATGCCTTGGACCTCTTCGGGCAGCACCACATCGTCGTGCGGGATGTGGGGGATGACAAAGGAGCGGACCTTGCGCTTGCCACGCGTACCGACGGTGCCGGGCGAACCGGGGGGCATAGTGGGCAGCAGGTTAAGCACGCCGTTGCGCTCTTCGATGATGATTTGCCGAAAGCGCGTGGGCTTGGCGGGAAACAGGTTCAGGTCTTCCAGTCGGCCATAGCGGTTGGGCACCAGGTTGATGGCGGCCGTGAGGTTGGCCATGCTGAAGGCCGGGTTGGCAAAGAGGTTCTGCATGTGGGGCTCCAAAAATGACGAAACCCGCGCAAGCCAGACGGCCAGGCGGGTTCGAGGGGATGAGGGAAATGGGTGACTGGCGAATCAGGCGAAGGCTTTACGCGCTCTCACGCACCAGCACGCCACGCTCGGCCAGTTGCTGCTCGTAAGCAGTGCGCTGTGCACCGGTGAGGGCAATCGGCCAGACCAGCGCGGTCTTGGCGACGATGGCGTGGCGGGCGATCAGGATGGCGTCCGACCTGTCGGCATTGGTGGCATCGATGTCGTTGGCCAGCACACCGATGGCGGACTCGGTGCCGTCGGTGGCAGTGGGGTCGATGGCGTAGTGCTTGCCATCGCTGGCATTGCGACCGAGCACAGTGCCCAGGGGCAGGTTCTGGCCGGCGGCGATGGTGGCGACGTCGCGCGAATAGCGGTTGGGGGCTTCGTACTTCAAGAGGTCGCCGAGATTGTTCTGTTCGGTGATGGCGGGCATGGCGGATTCCTTTCTTAATGTGTCGCGGTGAGTTTCTTGACGGCCGCCACGATGGGCGAGGTCTCAGGGCGATCGAGCGACTGGGTGCCCGCATCCACGGTGATCGTGGATCGGATGTCGGCGGCATCGGATTGCGCGGCACGCGCATCGATCAGCACGCATCGCACATCGGCTTGCGATTTTCCAGCGGCGATGAACTCGGCGGTGCGGTCGGGGCAACCGGCCAGCAGGCACAGCTCGGCAATCGCCTGGGCGGTTTGGGTGACTTCGCGCTTGGCGTCTGCGACCAGCTTTTCTGCTTCAACCAGATCGATGGTGTCGGCCACGGGGTTTTGAAGGATGTCCTGGGAATCAGGCATGGAAAGCTCCTTGTGGGGAAGTGCCGCCTCAGCACGGATGACGCCCCGCACCTGAGACGGCGAATGGTTACGGGCGTTGAGATACAGGTGGAATTGGCTGAGGGTGGCGTCCAGCGTCTGGACACCGTCGGCAAGACCCTGGGTCACGGCGTTGCTGCCAAAGAAGAGTCCGGCCTCTGTGGCGCGCACGGCATCAAGATCCAGACCGCGCATGGCAGCTACGTGCTCGGTGAAGATGGCGTAGAGCCGATCGACTTCCCCTTGCAGTTCGGTCTTGGCCGCGTCCGACAGCGGCTCATGCGGCGAGTAGTCGTTTTTGTGGGCGCCGGCCGTGATCGCGGTGTAGTGGTAGCCGTCTTTGGCATCCTTGACCGACTGATCCACATGCAGGGCAATCACACCGATTGAGCCGACGCCTCCGGTTTCCGTCACGAACAGGCGCTGGGCACTGGCACCAATGGCATAGGCGGCTGAGTACGCCGCGTCATTGGCCACTGCCCAGACGGGTTTCTGGGTGGCCACCTCCCGCACACGACGGGCCAGTTCGAAACTGCCCGAGGCCTCGCCACCGGGGGAGTCGATGTCGAGCAGGATGCCGCTGACCTGGGGATCGGCCAGGGCCGCATCGAGCATGGCGGCGATCTCACCATAAGAAGTCAGGCCCGATGCCGCCTCCATGCCGAGCGAGCGCTTCACCAGTGATCCATGAATAGGGATCACGGCAATGCCCTCAGGTGCGGCGGCCAGCGGGGGCCGTTGGAAAGCGGCCATGTCCATCATGGGCATCGTGGGTACCTCGGCCATGCCGATGCGCTGGCCGACCACGGACAGGATCACGTCCAGCTTGGGCCGGTGAATCAGCAAGGGCGTCCCGAACAGGCGGGAGGCAAGGTAAGTCATGGTTGAGGGTCCTGGTTATCGGTTGGTGCATCAGCTGAGTCGGGCGTATCAGCGGGTTGCTCGTCCTGGCTATTAGTGGAAGCGGGCACGGGCGCCTGGTCATGCCGTGCATCGGAGTCAAAGACCAGGCCCAGTTCATCTGCTCGGGCGTTGTCCGCTGCAATCTCGCGGTCCACGTCCTCAGCGTCGTAGCCATTGCCCGAGATCGCTTCCGACCGGCTCATCAAGCCAGCCCGGATGGCGAGCTTCATGGCGTTGAATTCCTTTTGCGGATCGACCCAGCTCCAGCCCTGCGGGATCCACTTGGCGGCCTGGTAAGTGCGGCGGTCCTTTCGGTAACCGGGCAGATCGATCGCCCCTTCTAGCACTGCCTGGTCCATCCAGGCACGCCAGATGGGTCGACAAAGCTGGTGCACGATCACCCCATGCTGTAAGGCTTCGCAGCGGCGGCGGAATTCCAGGAGACCCGCCCGAATCGACGAGTAGTTCACCTGGGTCAGGTCACCGGTGAGCATCTCGTAGGTGATGCCCATGGCGGCGGCCACCGCGCGGAACTGCTGGCGCATGAATTCGGCGTAGGAACTGCCGACATCAGCAGGCGCCGAGAACTTGATGTCTTCACCCGGCTCCAGGATCTGGAGCGTGCCGGGCTCCATGCCCGCGAGTGCCACGCCATTCGCATCAGCCGCCGACTCGCCCATCAGGTTGTCCTCGGGCGCCATGCGGGTGATGAAGCCGGCGAACATGGCAGCTGTCTTTTTTCGGACCAACTCGGCATCGTCGTACTGGTCCAGTTCGTTGAGTTTCACCAGCGCCCGGGTGAGCCACGGTTCGCCCCGGATCTGGCCGGGACGCAAGGGACGGAACAGGTGGATCATTTCACTGGCATCCACCCGCACAGTGTCCATCCCACCCTGGCTGGACATCGGGGCCAAGAGCCCATCGTTCGGATGCGAGCGGTACAGGTGGTACGCCACCCGACGCCCGAGTCGGTCGAATTCGATGCCGGCACGGATCACATTCCCGCTGGCCAGATCGCGGTTCATCGTTGTCGGCAGATGTTCAGCTTCCAGGACTTGGATCTGCAGCGCCACCGGCAAACCATCTTCGACACGTCGGTAGCGGAGTCGGATCAGGGCTTCGCCGCCCTCGAGCATGGCGCGCGTGGCCAATGCCTGCAGACCGTAGAAGTCGCTCAGGCCTGCGGCATCCGCCTGCTCGCACCAGTCCCACCACAGGCTGTGGATGGCCTCACGAGTGGTTTGGTCCTGCACCATGCTCTGCGGCTTGATGCCCGTACCGATGGCGTTGGCCACAAAGGCCTCAATCCCAGCAGCAGCCCAAGCATTGCGCCGAACCAGATCACGGCTCTTGGCGCGCAGTTCATCTTGGGCCAGCGACAAGGCGGCGACTGCACCCGGATTGCTAGGCATCCAGGCCAGCGCCCGGCGACCACCGCCGACGCCGTCATAGACCGGCGTGCCACCGAACATTCGGCGACGAAGGTTTTTGAGCCAGTCCATCAGAGTGCCTTGCTAGTGGTCACGCGGATCTGCCGCGACTTTGGTGCGCCGGATTCACGCGCCATCGTGGCCTCGACCTCGGCGATCGCGGCTTTGAGATCAGCCACGCTGCGGTATTCGATGCTCTTGCCTTCGTAGCTCACGCGGTGCTCGCCGCTGGCCAGGGCTTCACGCAAGGCCTGCAGGTGTTCTGGGGTGTAGGTCATGTCAGGTCATCCATCGGCTACGCACCACTCGGCGCGAAGCCGGTGTGGTGCTACCAGAAGTGCTGAGGCCACCGTCAAACTTCTGCTCTCGGGTGGCCTCGGGGGTGTCGGTCAAAGGGACATCGGTGGGTGGATCAATACCTGCCGATTTCTCGCCCAGTTGTTTTTCCAATTCGAGCCAGTGACGGTCCTCGAAACGATCCAGACCGGCCGCTGCGGCCGCCGCCCGGGCGTAGACGTAGCAGTCCAGCGCCTCGTTGCGCTCGCGCATCTTTTGCCACTCGCGGTGGGCAAAACCGTTGCGGTCGCGCCGGGTGATCAGTTGCTCGGCACAGAGCTGCTGCAGGTATTCGGCATCCACCTTGGGCAGATGCACGTAGCCCGCTGGGTAGATGGTCGTCACGCCGTCATCGGCCACCTCCGCGCTCTTGCGCAGGTTGTTGTAGAACTCGAGCTTGGCAATGCCGCCGGCCACCGGGAACACTTTGATGCCCCGGCGCAGCTTCTTGCCACTGGCCGTGGCATCGACCGCCGTCGGCGTCCCGATCAGTGCCGCGCCGCCGGCAATCCCCTTGATCGGCATGAGCCGGGCATCGCGCACGCTGCGCACAAAGGCATAGGCCTCCTGCGTGGCGTAGCCGGTATCCAAGGCGATGCGTGCCAGGCTCAGCTGGCAACCACTGCTGTGCGTCCAGGTTTCGCCCATCAGCTTGGCGAGAGCCGACCAGACCTCGGTGCGTGCCGTGTCCCCCATCAGCACCCGGTGCTCGACCAGCCAAGCGGCCTTGCCCCGCCCAAAGGCCCAGACCGAGACTTCGATCCGATCCTTCTGCACATCGGCGCCAGCAGTCAGCAGCAAGCCGCCCGCGGGCACAGTGCCGACACGGTAATCCTCCCGCCGCTCCAGCAGGCGCTGCCAATCGGGAGCTTCGCCTTCCTCGACCCAGGTCTCACCCAGCTCGGTGTTCTTGAAGGTCTTGATCGCCGAGGCCGAACGCGTGTCGGACATCGCCGCCGACTCCCAGGCCCGGGCGATGTCGATCCAGCTGCGCCAGCCCACCGGGCTGTACAGACTCGACAGGTGAAACCCGGCAGTGCGTCCCGCGTTCTCTGGGGCACAGGCCTGCCACTGACCGTTTTCCAGCATCCAGGTCTTGTGGTGCTCGGCGATGGGCTCGCCGCAGGACTCACAGATGTAGGCCACCGTGTCGGGCTGACCGCGCTCCCAGCGCAGTTGTTCAAACCGCAGCCACTGTCGGTGCGCGCAGTGCGGGCACGGCACAAAGTAGCGGCGCTGGTCAGACGCCTCAAACTCCCGGTCGACCGCGCTGGCGCCGGCAATGGTCGGGGTAGAGACGATCAGGATCTTGCGCCGGGCAAACGTCCGGGTGCGTGCCTCGGCCAGCGAGATCGCATCGCCTTCACCCTCTACATCCAGCGGATAGCCATCGACCTCGTCCAGGAACAGGTAGCGCACCGGCATGGAGCGCAGGCCCACCGCGCTGTTGGCGCCGGTCATCACCAGCACACCACCATGGAATTCCTTGGCCAGGATGGTGTTGCCCGAATCGCGGCTGCGCGCCGGTGCGATGCGCTCCTGGATAGCGGGACTTTCTTCGATGAGTGCATCGATGCGCTGCTTGGAGGCCCGCTTGGCCATCTCGACTGTCGGCCACACCGCCATCATGGGCCCGGGCGCATGGTGGATCACGTAGCCGACCCAGTTCAAGCCCAGCTCCGTGCCACCGACCTGCGCACCTTTCATGAACACCACCCGCTCGATCGGCGACATCGGGGACAGGCAATCCATGATCTCGCGCAGGTAAGGCGTGCGGCTGGTGCGCCAGCGCCCCGGCTCTGAAGCCGCCTTGCTGGAGAGCACCCGGTGCTTGTCGGCCCACTCAGACACGGTGAGCAGCGGATCGGGCGTCAGACCCTCGCGCCAGGCGCGCTCGATCGCATCCCAGCCTTCGTAAAACGACTCATCCATGATCAATCGACTTTCGGCTGCAAGTCGCCCAGGTCTTGCAGCTGTTGGCGCACGGCGGCATCCAGTGCGACGTGCAGTACATGGGGATCCACACCCAGACCTGCGGCCATCTGCGCCGATATCCGTGCTGGCCAGTTGAGCCAGGCATCGCGCTCGGCTCGGGCCAGCTTGAACACGTGAGCCACGGCCTGCGAGCGATCGACCAGTTCGCCCTTGAGACGGGCCAGGCGCACCTTGTTGGTCTGCGCCTTGACCACCTCATTGACCGTGCGCGCCTGCAGCAGCGACGTACCGCCGGTAGAGAGCGCAGGCGTCGGTGGTTCGGCCGATTCACGCTGCGGACGGGTGCTTGCGGATGCGGGCGCCTTCGACACTTCTCTGGGCTCTGCAGCCACCGACCGACGGGTCGGTGTGGTGTTGGCCGCCCACTGGGCATCGGCCGCGACCGGATCGATCGTGCCGTCCGGCAGGGGCGTGATGCGCCCCGTGTCGATGGCCTTCTTGACGGCCACGTGCGACACGCCTCGGTGGCGCGCGTAGGCGCGAATGGACAGTCCCATGGTGAAGATTTACTCAGTGCAAGTGGGTGGCCTCCTGGATGCGGTTGGTCAGGCAAAGGCGAGTGAATCACCCGGGATAAGAAAGAGCTTGGCTTCTGTGGCGCACAGCGCGTGAATGCGGATGTCGATTGACAAGCAACCCACCTCCAAGGAGCCCCAAATGGCCAAGAAGACGTCCCCCACCGCACTGTCCCCCGACGAGATCGAACTGTTGTTCGAATCGATTGCCCTGGACCACCTGTTCATCGAAACCCTGCAGACCCGCCACCGCGACAGCCTGGACTTCCACGATGTCAGCGTCTGGGGCGTCAAGAGCGCCTTGCAAGCTGCGTTTGACGCCGGCATGCGGGCGGCAGGCGGTGCGCCCAAGCAGCCGGTGCATCGCAGCCGCAAGGTCAACAGGGCACTTTCCGCCAACGGCAGCGCCACCGCAACCGCCACCGCATTGCAAGCCTGAGGTAGCCATGGCCACCACACTCAACCCCAACCAACAGGCCATCCTGGAGCGCGCCGTGCAGGACAGCGCCGGCAAGATCGTCTGGTTCCCCGAGCACGTCAAGGGCGGTGCCCGCGCCAAGGTGCTCGAAGGCCTGTTCAAACGCGCCCTGATCACGCCTGATGGCGATGACTGGGTGGTCGCTGCCGAGGGCTACGACGCCCTGGACCTGCCCCGACCGGGCGCCTTGCCACCGACCATCACGCTGGACGATCCGGAACTGGAAGCGGATGTCACCAAGGCGGAAGCCAGTTGGCAGACACCCAACCAGCACAAACCGGTTCGCACGCGGGCTGACAGCAAGCAAGCGCTGGTCATTGGTCTGCTGCAGCGCCCCGAGGGCGCCACGATCGCCCAGATCATGGATGCCACAGGCTGGCAACAGCATTACGCCGATGTCTTGGTTATGCCGATCAGTGCCGGTAATCCGACCTGTGCAGCGGAAAGCGCTGTGATGAAGTAGGCA